CCGCAAACAGGATACATCGACGAGTTTAGAATCTCAAGATTATCACGTTACACCAATTCATTTACACCATCAGCATCACCGTTTTCTAACCGATAGGAATCTACGATGGAAGAGCTTATAGAAAAATATGCAATGCAGTGCACATCATGGCCATACTGGAGAGATTTGCCTAATGAAGCAGATCAGCCAGCCGCAATGATTACGGAATGGCCTGATCACGTTACAGAAGATCAAAAGGCGTTTTGGAGAACCTTTGTCACCAATATGGTTGAGGATTTGAAGAAGGAAACTACTCTTATTAGCTCATCTAAGATCGACGAAATCCTTTCAATTATCAAGGCACAATAAATTATTTTTTATAAATAGATTTACAAAATGAGGACAATATAATGGAACAGATTTACAACGCTATTCAAGCCGCCGCAGTTCAGGACGCCGCAGGATTCCGCGATGCCATCCACGATGCGCTGGCTGATAAAATTAGCGATGCTCTCGAACTCAAGAAAGTTTCGATTGCATCATCAATGTTTGCAAGCCAGGATGCTTCAGCAGAAGTAGAACAGGAGACAGGATCAGATGAAGACGTTCAAGCAACTGCGTGAAGCTACTGCTAAGAGAGATGAGAATCCTGAAGCAGCCGCTTTGAAGCCACGCGCTCAAGGCGAGCAAGACTTTGTTGATGCGCATACTGTAGACTCTACTGATTATCCTGTAAAGGGAACATCAGACAAGCTCAATGCTGATAGTGCAACAAAGACAACTCATCAGCCAGGCAATGGTGATCGCACTCGTCCAGAGCAGGGAACTTCAACTCTCAAGGATCAATCTGGTTTCAAAGGAAGCAAGACAAAGTTGACTCCTGCTGACAAGACACAAGGTGATCTGAAGCCAGTCAAGACTGCTGCTTCTTCTGTCAACGTTCCTGCTTTCCAAGAATCAGTTTTCGTCAACGCTCCAATGATTAGCGAATCAGATGAAGATTCAATCATTGTTGAACTTCTCAACGGCGATTCAATCGAAATCAACGAAGATACATATAATGCAATCGTTGATGTTTACGAACAACTGAATACTGGCAACCGCGAAATGTTCCGCTCAGCCATCAACGAAAGCGCAGATACATTTGAACATGTTCTCGATTTCGTAGCTTCTGCTATTGAGGAGCAAGAATAATGGCTGCTGAAGGTATTGTAAACAAACACAATAAAGGTGGTTGGGTTGTTGCGAAATTCAACGCAAGTGGATTTCTCAAAATGAATCACCCAACAGTAACCATCGGAGCAAACTCTGCTGGTGAAACTGTTACTCGTATGAATATTGTTTCAGCTGAGTGGTCATGTGGCAATAACGTTTATTGGCAAGTTCAACGCGGAGCAAATACCATTCTGCTTCTTACAGACGGTCAGCACGTTATGGATCTTTCAGATTCTCGACTCATTGACAATGGAACAGCTGAAGCAACTTCAAACGTAGTTGTAACTAAAGTTGGATCAGGTCCAGCAACTCTTATTCTAAAACTGCATAAGACAGTTTCAATCGCTGGAGGCTCGGGCTACTAATGAAACTCATCTGCGAAGTTAACGAAAATCTACAGATCATTACTGAAGCAAATGAAGCAGGTGAGAAGCAGTATTTCCTTGAAGGCATTTTGATGCAGGGAAATATTGGTAACAAGAATGGTCGCGTATATCCAACAGAAACTCTAGCTAACGAAGTTGCTCGCTACAATCGCGAGTTCGTTGAGCAGAATCGTGCGTATGGAGAGCTTGGTCACCCACAGGGTCCAACGATCAACCTCGAGCGCGTATCCCACATGATCAAGTCACTGCGCCAAGAAAATGATAACTTCATTGGCAAAGTAAAGATCATGGATACTCCATACGGAAATATCGTAAAGAATCTCATGAAGGAAGGCGCTAAACTCGGCTTCTCTTCACGCGGTATGGGCTCTCTGACAAAGAGAAGAGATGGTTTGATGGAAGTTCAAAAAGACTTCTATCTTGCTACTGCAGCCGATATCGTAGCAGACCCATCTGCACCTCATGCTCTAGCTAACGGAATCATGGAAGGTAGAGAATGGGTCTGGGATAACGGCATTCTTATTGAAAAAGAAGTTGCTCAAATCAAGTCGGATATTAATGAGGGCTATCGCACTAACCAGAATCGCGAAACGGTTCTTTTGAATGCGTTTAATAAGTTTCTCAAAAATATCTAAATGGCGCAGTTTTATAAATAAACTATATGAATCTTCTAATAACCCTGAGGAGAATAAAATAATGTCAGGTCAGGAATTAAACGTCGAAAAGCTCGACGTGCAAGAAGCAAAAAAGGCGAGCTACGGCGTTAATGCTGAGATCGCCGACGCAACTGGTGCTCAAGCAACGCCTCCAGGCGGAGCTGCACAGAAGGGCGAAGTATCGGGACCAATGACTCAGGGTTCAGGTATCAAGCCTTATACAAAGGTAGGCATGATCAACTCGATGCTCGATTCACTCTCAGGAATGAAGAAGGCAGAAGTATCAGCCATGTACGACAAGTTTAAGGGCGACAAGACAAATCCAATGCAGGGTTCATCTGTTAGTCCAAAGGGTCGTGTAGCTGAAGAGAAGATTGCTCGTCTCTCAGCTGAAGACATTGATGTTTCAGACGACATCAAGGCTATCTTCGCTGGTACAGAAGTTTCCGAAGAGTTCATCTCAAAGGCAACTGAAGTTTATACAGCAGCTGTTCTCTCAAAGGTAAATGAGCAGCTCGAAGTTGTCGAATCAAAGTTCACTGATTCGCTGACAGAAGAAACCGCTACGATTTCTGAAGAACTCGTTGAGCGTGTTGATTCATACCTCGACTATGTTGTTGAGCAGTGGGTTGAAGCCAATGCTGTTGCTATTGAGCGCGGCTTGAAGGCAGAGATCGTAGAAAACTTCATGAGAGGCCTAAAGGGTCTATTTGAAGAAAACTACATTGACATTCCAGACGAAGCCGTTGATGTTGCTGAAGAACTCGCAGATCGTTGCGAAGCTCTTGAGTCAGCTATCAACGAAGAAATCGAAAAGAATGTTGAGCTTACAGCTCAGCTAAAAGAATTCGAACGCGGTATTGCGTTCGCTCAAGTTTCAGAAGGCCTGACAGACACGCAGGTTGCAAAGCTGCAGTCACTTTCTGAAGCAGTTGACTTCGAAAGCGTTGATACGTATAAGAAGAAGATTGCTACACTTCGTGAGAGTTACTTCCCTTCAAAGTCCTCGGCCGGGATTTTGTCCGAAAGCGTAACACTCGATGAGGAACCAGTGGGCGACGGAGAAGTCGCTGAAAAGCAGGTTCCAGTTGAAATGGCTGCTTATATGTCTGCGATCACTCGCGGTATCAAAAAGTAATTTTTTTAATCTAAGGAGAATAACATGGAATCTCTGAATGAAGCCGTTCAGAAAAAGTGGCAGCCAGTCCTGGAACATCCTGACCTGGCGCCAATCAAGGACGTACATCGTCGTAGCGTAGTTGCTCAGCTTCTCGAAAATCAAGAGAAGTCAGCACGCGAACAGGGTTTTGGATCTGGTGGTTACCAGGCTCCAACGCTTCTCGGCGAAGCTGCACCAGTCAACGCAATGGGCGCATCATCTTCAACAGCTGGTGACGGCTCGGTCGATACTTTCGATCCAGTTCTGATCTCGCTCGTTCGTCGTTCGATGCCTAACCTGATCGCATACGATATCTGCGGCGTTCAGCCAATGACAGGTCCAACAGGCCTGATCTTCGCAATGCGTTCACGTTACTCGACACAGGGTGGTACGGAAGCTCTCTTCAACGAAGCTAACACAACCTTCTCTGGTTCAGCCTCTGGCAACTCAGCTTCACGCTTCGTTGTCGGTAACGCTTCTTCTTCACGTTCGCAGGAAGCTAACGACCCAACACTCCGCGCTTCAGCTGCTACATCTGGCTCGTATACAGTTTCGACTGGTATGACACGTGCTCGTGCAGAAGCTCTCGGCGACGGTTCGACAAACGGTTTCAACGAAATGGCTTTCTCGATTGAGAAGGTTGCCGTTACAGCCGTTTCACGCGCTCTCAAGGCAGAGTACACGATGGAACTCGCTCAGGATCTCAAGGCCATTCATGGTCTCGACGCTGAGACAGAACTGTCAAACATCCTCGCTGCTGAAATCCTCTCGGAAATCAACCGCGAAGTCGTTCGCACGATCAACTACACAGCTTCGGCTGGTGCTACTGAGAACGTAACGACATCTGGTACTTTCAACCTCGACGTTGACTCAAACGGTCGCTGGATGGTTGAAAAGTTCAAGGGTCTTCTGTTCCAGATCGAACGCGAAGCTAACCAGATTGCTAAGGCAACCCGCCGCGGCAAGGGTAACGTTCTGATCTGCGGATCGGACGTTGCATCAGCTCTTCAGATGGCTGGCGTTCTGGATTACACTCCAGCTCTCGCTAACAACCTGAACGTTGACGATACAGGCAACACCTTCGCTGGTGTTCTCAATGGTCGTATCAAGGTCTACATTGACCCATACTTCGCATCTTCAGCTGGTTCACAGTATTTCACACTCGGCTACAAAGGCTCTTCAGCTTTCGACGCTGGTCTGTTCTACTGCCCATACGTTCCTCTCCAGATGGTTCGCGCCGTTGGTCAGGATACGTTCCAGCCAAAGATCGGCTTCAAGACTCGTTACGGAATGGTTGCAAACCCATTCGCAACGACTGCTGCCGACGGTGCTATCGGTGCTCCAAACACCAAGGGTTACAACACCTACTATCGTTTCGTCAAGATCACAAACTTGATGTAATCGAAACCCTCCATGTGGGAGGGGATAAGAAGACGGGTTCAAACCGCAAACTTAGGGGAGCAGAAATGCTCCCCTTTTTTATTATAAATAGAGTTATGAAGACATTCTCCCAATTCCTCGCCGAAGCTCCTCTCATGTCTAAGATTGGGAGAAAAGAAAAGTTCTCTCTCGAAACAGGCAAGCATTTGCCTAAAGAGAAAGCAGGAACTAAGGTCGCAAGCATCGACAAAGATCATGCGCTGCACCACTACAAAGATGATGGGCAAGATATCTACGTTGCTCGTCATAAGAAGACTGGCGTAGTTCATTCTACTATTGCTGGTAAGAGAAACGCTAAGACTGGTACCTATACAGTTCACACAGCAGACTCGACAGGACAAGGACCAAAGGTTCATAAAGTCTATCGCAAGATCATGCAATCTGGTCACTCGCAAACACTAGTCGGTAAGTCCCATTCTCCTGGTGGTCAGAAGATTTGGCAGAACTTGTCGAAAGAACGTGGCGTGTCTGTTCATGGATGGCATCACGGTAAAGCCCATAACATTGATACACGCGACTCTGAAGATACTCACGTTCCAGATACGGAAGCCCGATCGGGTGCTCTCAAGAACGATCCTGCTGGTAAGACACAGTATAAAATGAAGCTGATTGCTTCCCTACATAAGAGAAAGACTGCTAAGTAATGTCAGCTGAAGAGAACCAACCAAACAACATCAACTTTCTTGGGCAGAATGGTTTTCGCTTTACGGTCAAGCGTCTTCCTACAGTCAATTACTTTTGCCAAAGCGCAACATTACCTTCTGTATCTATTGGTGCTATCGAAAGCCCAACTCCGTTTGCATTTGTACCACGTCCAGGTGATCGTATCACTTACGACCCTCTAGTGCTTACATTCAAGGTTGATGAGAATCTTGAGAACTACTTCGAGATTCAGCGTTGGATTGAAGGTCTTGGTCACCCAGACGAACTAAAGCAAACAGCTGATCTTTCTAAAGAGATTCGTTCGCAACAGATTGGCGGACAAGGCTCACGTGCTCTCGGATACTATACAACATTCGTTTCAGACGGCGTGCTGTCTATCCTTACCAGCAATAAAAATGTAAACAAGAACATCTTCTTTCAAGACTTGTTTCCAATTAGTTTGTCAGAACTTCAATTTGAGTCCACAAACATTAGTATTGAAT